TAAGGTTTCTGAAGAAGTTGCACGCATTGAATCTGAACTTCAAGAAGAATTTGACGAAGAACTCAAAACCACCCGTGAGGAAATGGTAGAGCAAATCGATGGATATCTGAACTACGTTGTAGAAAAGTTTATGGAAGAGAACAAGCTTGCTATCGAGCATGGTCTCCGCACTGAACTTGCAGAAGACTTCATGAACGGTTTAAAGAACCTGTTCACTGAGTCTTATGTAGACGTACCAGAGTCTAAAGTTGATTTGGTTGATGAGTTGGGAACTCAGGTTCGTGAACTTGAAGAAAAACTCAATGAAACCACAGAACAATCTATCCGTATGAACGGTGAACTGGAAGAACTGAAGCGTGATGCTATCATCCGTGAACATTCCCGTGATCTCGCTGAAACACAGGTAGAGAAGTTGAAATCCCTTGCTGAAGATATTGATTTCGAAGATGAAGAAACTTTCGCTCAGAAGGTATCTACTATCAAGGAATCGTACTTCACTAAGAAAACTCCACAGGTTGTCGGTGAAGAAATTGATGAGACTGTAGAAGAGGAAGAAGTTTCCGATACTATGTCTCGTTACATCTCCGCAATCAAAAGAACCGCAAAACAATAATAAGAGAGAAGGTGTATAAGAAATGACTCCTACTGTATCTTACGATAAACTCGTACAAAAGTGGGCACCAGTACTGAACGAAGAAACTGCTGGTCCTATTTCCGATCATTACCGCAGACAGGTAACTGCGGCAATCCTTGAAAACCAAGAAAAGGCTATGCGTGAAGAAGCACAACAGGCTTCTTTCGGCATGATTTCTGAAGCAGGTACCGAGACCAGCAATGTTGGTAACTTCGATCCTGTACTGATTTCGCTCGTGCGTCGTGCTATGCCAAACCTGATCGCATACGATGTATGTGGTGTCCAGCCAATGACTGGTCCTACTGGTCTCATCTTTGCGATGAAGTCCCGTTATAAGACTTCCCGTGCTGGTGCAGATGCTACTGCCGACACCAATGCAGGTACTGAAGCACTGTTTAACGAAGCACTCACTGGTTACGGTGGTGACTCTGCGTTCGACCAGACAACTGCTTCCACAGAAGACGATCCTGCTGGTCTGTCCGCTACTAACATGGACTCTGACTCGACTGGTGACGATGCTCGTGAAACTTCGATTGCAGGCGGTGGTATGTCTACTGCTAATGCTGAAGCACTCGGCAACGGAACTAACTCCGAATTCGCTGAAATGGGTTTCACCATCGACAAGCAAACCGTAACTGCTAAGTCCCGTGCACTCAAAGCTGAGTACACAATGGAACTGGCACAAGACCTGAAGGCAATCCACGGTCTTGACGCTGAGACAGAACTTGCTAACATTCTGTCTGCTGAAATCCTTGCGGAAATTAACCGTGAAGTGATTCGTACCATTAACTCCCAAGCGAAGACTGGTGCAGATACTGTAACTGGTTCTACTTCTACTAAGGGTATCTTTGACCTGAACGTAGACGCTGACGGTCGTTGGTCGGTAGAGAAGTTCAAGGGACTGATCTTCCAGCTCGAGCGTGAAGCAAACCAGATTGCTAAAGACACCCGTCGTGGTCGTGGTAACTTCATCATCTGTTCGTCTGACGTAGCATCTGCTATGGCTGCTGCTGGCATGCTGGACTACGCTCCTGCAATGAACACTGGTCTGAACGTTGATGACACAGGTAACACTTTCGCTGGTGTCCTGAACGGCAAGCACAGAGTATACATTGACCCATATGCAGTTTCTGACTACGTAACTGTTGGTTACAAGGGTTCCAATGCATACGATGCTGGTGTATTCTACTGCCCATACGTGCCTCTGACTATGGTACGTGCGGTTGGTGAGAACTCCTTCCAGCCTAAGATTGGTTTCAAGACTCGTTACGGAATGGCTGCTAACCCATTCGTTCCTGGTGCGATCTCGAACAACGGTCTGGGCAATGTTAAGTCCAACCAGTACTACCGTATCTTCCGTGTAGACAACATTCTGGCATAATAACTATAATAAATGTCAATATAAATACTGGGGGAGCGTTTGCTCCCCCTTTTTTGTTGGAGAATATAAATGGTAGAAACATTAACTGGCAATAAAAATTATTTGCAACCCACTGGGTTTAGAGTAATTATTGATAGAGAGAACTATCCTAATCTGGAGTTTTTTGCACAGTCTGTAGATCACCCAGATGTGTCTATGACTGCACCTAATGTTCCATACTCTCGTATTGGCAGTATTAGTCTTCCCGGAGATGCTCTTGAATATTCTCAGTTAAATGTCACATTTATTCTCGACGAAGATATTAAATCATATCTTGAACTGTATAATTGGTTAGAAGATATGGTAAATACAGACTTTGTTTCTCAAGAAGCAAGATCGAATAGAAGCACATCTTCTGTGCCGACTCAAGCAGATATTTCGGTTTCTATTCTTACAAGTCATAACAACCAAAATAAACGTATTTTATATAAGGGTTGTAATCCCACATCTCTCAGTGGTTTACAGATGACAGCTGTGGCATCCAGCGTAGAATACCTAACATTTAACGCTTCTTTTGCATTTACGGGCTTTGAATTTAAAGGGTAATATAGTATACTAAGTAAGTAGAACTTACATACAGGATTATATAATGAAACTTGACTTGGAAAGCATCCTAGAGATGTGGAAAGATGATTGCAAGATTGAAGAGTTTAAACTTGATGAAGTTTCTAGACAGACTCCTTCTCTGCATGCAAAGTATCTTGAGATACGATCCCTGACAAAATTAAAACTACAAGAAGTAGAACTTGCGCAAAAAACACTGCTCAAGAATAAATGGTTGTATTATAATGGTAAGATGGATGAAGAATCTATTCGAGAGTTTGGTTGGGACTTTGATCCGTTTAATGGATTGAAAGTTCTCAAAGGAGATATGGATCACTATTACGATTCAGATACAGACATTCAAAAGTCTGAAGCAAAAATTACCTACTATAAAACTATGCTAGATACACTAGACGAGATAATTAATAACTTAAAATGGCGCCACTCGACTGTTAAGAATATGATCGACTGGCGAAGATTTGAGGCTGGAGGATGAGTTACTTGGCATTATTTGATGATACTGAATTTATTTCCCATGCTGGTTTAACACTAGGATGGAAGATCGAGATGGATGCGCTTTACACTGATGACTGGCGGTGCCTCGCTAAGATGATCATGGAATACGAGAATAGACCATTCCGTGAAGCAGTTGGTATTCCAAGAGGTGGTGTTCGTTTAGGACAGATGCTTAACGAGTATGCAACTGGTAATCCAGATGATCCTGTTCTAATTGTAGATGACGTATATACGACGGGCACAAGTTTTAGAGAGTTTATTGAAGAAAACTACAAAGGCGAAAATCTTTTTTGCTGGGTAGTTTTTGCCCGCAACGCAATTGATAAACGCCATATTAAAGCATTGTTCCAAATGCCTTCTAAGTTCAGATCACAAAAATGAGCGATTTAGTAGTCAGACAAAAAAACTACTCTGCATTACAAATCCAGTGTGAACCTCATGTCGCAAATGAGTTGAATGACTTTTTTGCTTTTGAGACACCGGGATACAAATACATGCCATCCTATAAGAACGGTAGGTGGGATGGTAAAACACGACTGTTCAATGTTCGTAATAATGAACTGCCTGTCGGTCTCTGGGAGTATCTGTCTGATTTTATTAAACCAAGAAACTACACACTCGGTGTGGACTATGATACTCAGTACGGAGCGCCAGACGCCAAACTCGCAGTTCGACCCAAAGACGTTTATGATTTTATTCAGAAACTTAACTTACCCTTCGAAGTAAGGGAATATCAGTTTGATGCAGTTTGTCAAGCTCTACAGTCCAGACGTGCTATTCTGCTTTCACCTACAGGTTCTGGTAAATCTCTGATTATCTACATTCTGATGATGTGGTATCTAGAACATTATAATAAACGTATTCTCATCGTAGTTCCAACAACTTCACTTGTTCAGCAGATGTTCTCTGACTTTGACAATTATGGTCTAGAGGCAGCTGAAGTCTGCCATCGTATTTACTCTGGCATGCCTAAACATGATATTAAACAGAGAGTGTTTATTTCTACATGGCAGTCAATCTATAAACTTCCTAGTGCTTGGTTTGAGCAGTTTGGATGTATCTTTGGCGACGAGGTGCATAACTTCAAAGCAAAGTCTCTTTCTGGTTTGATGAATAAGTCTAGAGAAGCAGAGTTTAGAATCGGCACTACGGGGACTCTGGACGGCACACAGACACATAAACTTGTACTAGAAGGTTTATTTGGTCGAGTTTATAAAGTTACTACAACCAAAAAATTAATGGACAATGACACACTTGCTGAACTGAAGATTAAAATTCTTGCATTAAAATACCCGTCTGAAGTTTGCCGTGATATTATAAATACTAAAGACTACCACTATGAAATTGATTATCTGGTAGGTAATATCAAACGTAATAGATTGATACAAAACCTAGCATTAGATCAAGAAGGTAATACTCTTGTTCTATTTCAATATGTAGAAAAGCATGGTAAGATTATCTATGACCTAATCAAGGATAAAGCACATGAACGGCGTAAGGTTTTCTTCGTATCAGGCGAAGTCGATTCTGAAATCCGGGAAGAAATACGGGGCATTGTTGAACAACAGAAAAATGCTATCATTGTGGCTAGCTTGGGCACGTTCTCCACAGGAGTGAATATTCGTAATCTTCATAATATTATTTTTGCTTCGCCTTCTAAGTCTCAGGTAAAGGTTTTACAGTCTATCGGTCGTGGTCTAAGAAAGTCTGAAGACGGTAGAGCAACTACGCTGTATGATATTATGGACGATATGCATCATAAGCAGAAAAAGAATTATACACTCTTGCATGGTCTGGAAAGAATGAAAATATATCGCAGAGAAGATTTCTCATACGAGATACACGAAGTCAAAATGTAGAAAGGTATAAATAGAAGTGTAGGTCACGGGACTGCCATCCCCACCTACTCTAGAAACACAACGGAGATTTCCAGCATGAGTATTTATATAGTAAACGAACCATTTGGTCAAAGACTAGAAGTATCTATTGCAGACCTACACAAAGAAGCGATTGAAAATAATGAGCATCTAGATATA